GGTAATCGATAAAGCGCTTGATGATGACGGTATGTTTTATAAGGTTCTGGTGGAAGATAAACAGACCGGAGGAGTCCGGACAAAAAAGACAAAGGTTCTCAACACGAAACGGCTTAAGGAAATGTCTGATGCAATCAGAAATGTATCAGAGATATATGGCGCCGCAGAGGAGCGTGACAGGCGGAATAAGGAAGCTGGCAACGAGAGTGAGCTGACGATAAAAGTTGTTCCGATGGCTGACGCATCCGGAAAGAAGGCGGATGTGAGCGAGTTTGACGAATACGGAGGCTAAGCGTGGCTGAAATAGTTATGAATGAGCCGAATCCGAAGCAGCGGCTTATGTTCATGTCAAGAGCGCGCCGGGTGGGATATGGCGGCGCCAGAGGCGGAGGAAAGAGCTGGGCTGTGAGACATAAGGCGATACTTATGGCCGCCAATAATTATCCGGGAATAAGGATACTGATTGTGCGCCGGACGTATCAGGAACTTATCAATAACCACATCAATTCGCTTAAGAATATCATTCCAAAGTCGATAGCAAGGTACAATACAACCGAAAAGGTGTTTAAGTTTTGTAACGGCAGCAGGATAGAATTCGGCTATTTGGACAGTGATAATGACCTTGACAGGTATCAGGGCGTAGAGTATGACGTTATATTCATCGATGAGGCAACGCAGATTACAGAATATCAGTACAAGGCATTGTGCGCATGTGTACGTGGTGTCAATGGATTCCCAAAGAGAATTTACCTGACAATGAACCCCGGAGGGCGCGGCCATGCGTGGGTTAAGAGACTTTTCATTGACAGAAAATACCTGCCTAATGAGAATCCGGAAGATTACGAGTTCATTCAGGCGAGAGTTGATGATAATACAGCACTTATGGAGAGTGACCCGGAGTACAAGAGCAATCTGGAAGCACTCCCGCCCAAACTCCGTAAGGCATGGCTTGACGGCGACTGGGATATATTTGAAGGACAGGTATTTGAGGAGTTCAGAGACCTTCCGGAGCATTACCAGGACAGGAAATGGACGCATGTAATAGATCCGTTCGATATCCCGGCGCATTGGAATGTATACCGCTCATATGATTTCGGATATTCTAAGCCATTCTCATGTGCATGGTGGACTGTGGATGGTGATGGTGTGCTGTACAGGATTCTAGAATATTATGGATGCCCTAATCAGGAGACATCCCCGAACGAAGGTGTAAAGCTGTCTCCTGATGAGCAGTTCAGGCGGATTAAGGAAATAGAACGACAACATCCATACCTGAAGAACCGACGGATTACCGGAGTGGCAGACCCTGCTATTTGGAATGCCGAATCGGGCGAGAGTGTGGCAGATACAGCGGCCAAGTATGGAATATATTTTTCAAAGGGTGATCATCAACGTATAGCAGGACTTATGCAGATGCATTACAGACTGGCTTTTGATGAGAACGGATATCCGATGATGTATATATTCAATGGCTGCAAAGCATTTATCCGGACAATACCGACATTGTGCTATTCGCAGACACATCCGGAAGATATCGATACGGATCAGGAAGACCATGTATATGACGAGTCGAGATACATGGCAATGAGCAGACCTATACCGGCACGAAAACCGGCAGGTACGAAGGCAGTAAGTGACGATCCGCTGAATATGATAGCGGACATGAATAAAAAACATAGGAGGTAGCCCATATGGCATTTTGGAGCAGAAAAAAGAATATAGAGATCAACAATGGAGAGGAACAGCCGGAGCCGGTTATCATTTTGACAAAGAAGATAACAGAAAAAAGTATAATGCAGGCATCAACCATACTGCAGACGTATAAGCGAGGAAAAGTCAATCTTGAGAACAGGCATATAGCCAATGAGCAGTGGTGGAAGTTAAGACAGTGGGAACTGATAAATCAGAACGCACCAGAGGACAGTAATAAACCGGCATCAGGATGGCTGTTTAACTGTATCATAAGCAAACATGCAGATTATGATGAGGCATACCCGACGTTTAACTGTCTGCCGAGGGAAGAGGGCGATAAGGAAGAGGCGGCCAAGCTGTCCAGCATACTTCCTGTTGTGCTTGAACAGAACAGATTCCGTGATACATACTCGGATGCCGGATGGCAGAAATTGAAATTTGGTACAGCAATATATGGCGTGTTCTGGGACAATGAGAAGTACAACGGCCTCGGTGACATTGCGATTGAGAAGATAGATTCATTGTCAATCTATTTTGAGCCGGGTATAACAGATATTCAGAAAAGCCGTAACGTGTTCAGGGTTCAGGCAATGGATAATGACTTGATAGAGCAGATATATCCTGAGACAAAAGGAAAGTTAGGACACGGAGCACTGTCAGCAAAGACATTCATCACTGATGATGTTGTGGATGCCGGTAATAAGAGCATTGTTGTAGACTGGTATTATCATACATATTCCGGAAACAAGAAGATATTACAGTTCGTAAGATATGTGGACAATATAGTGCTGTATGCCACAGAGAACATTCCTGAAATGGCAGAGAAAGGATTATATGACCACGGAATGTATCCGTTCGTCCTCGATCCGTTGTTCCCGGTTGAGCGAAGCCCGTTCGGATTCGGATATATTGATGTGTGCAAGAGTCCGCAGCTATTCATTGACCGTCTTGGTTCAGCAATCCTTGACAGTGCGGAGTTCACATCCAGACCGCGTTATTTCTGCAGAGGTGACGGATCAGTGAATGAAGAGGAACTTATGGATCCGTCCAAGACTCTGGTAAGCTGTGACAGCAATCTTGGAACAGATTCACTCAGGCGTATCGAGATGGATCCGGTATCCGCAGTCAATGTGGAGATACGTAACAATCTCATTGAGGAGATGAAAGAGACATCCGGCAACAGGGATGTTGCCAACGGAGGTTCTGTCTCCGGCGTAACGGCGGCGTCGGCGATAGCGGCAATGCAGGAGCAGTCCGGTAAGACATCAAGGGATTCAACACAGAATTCATACAGGGCGTATGAGAAGATAATCAACATGTGTATAGAGCTTATCAGACAGTTCTATGACGTTCCGAGACAGTTTCGGATAGTTGGCCAGAATGGAATGGAATCGTATGTAAGCTATTCCAACCAGAATATCAAGCCGCAGGAGCAGGGAGAAGCGTTCGGAACCGATATGGGAATGAGGCTTCCGGTGTTCGATTTGGAAGTTTCATCGCAGAAAGCTAATGCATATACCAAGATGAGTCAGAATGAGCTTGCATTACAGTTTTTCAACCTTGGATTCTTTAATCCGCAGATGGCAGACATGGCGGTGATGGCGCTTGATATGATGGACTTTGACGGCAAGGATATGTTAATTAACAAGATATCACAGCAGGGACTTATGTATCAGCAGTTATTACAGACTCAGCAGATGTGTATACAGTTGTGCCAGAGAATCGATTCGGATGAGGGAACTAACCTTGCTGAACAGTATTCAGCAGCAGTAATGGGAAGTGCGCAGGAAATCGGCACACAGCCACAGGCAGACAGTGCAATCACACAGACGGATGACCTTGGCAATCTTGATACAGAGAATAAGATTGTATCAGATGCCAGAGCGCAGGCACAGGCGGCATCACAGCCACAGTAAGAGAGGATATATGATTAAGATTAATATATCAGAATATGGCATATCTGCAGACGGGCACGCCGGTTATGCAGAGTATGGCAAGGATATAGTGTGTTCGGCAGTGACAGGCTTATTGTACACGATGGCCGAGTGCATCAGACAGGAGAAGGATGTGGGACATTTAAGAGACATGGAAATAACACTTGAACCCGGACATGCAGTTATTACGGCGGTACCGGTAAGTGAGTATGTGGAAAGGCTGTCTGCAATGTTTTGCACGGTGAAAACAGGACTTGCAATAGTGGCAGAAATGTATCCGGATTATGTGCATATAGAAAATTTTTGAAAAAAATATCCGTGGTGGGTTAGAAAGCGGACTGTGAATAATGCTATCTTGTAATCATAAGGTCCGCGACCTGATTCGCGAGGAGGTTAAAATGACAAAATTAAGCTTACAGTTATTTGCTGATGGAGCCGGTGCAGGTGCAGCGGCAGCAGGAGCAGCAATGGGAGCAGAAACAGGCAGTACCGGTCAGCCCGCCACTGGCAACAACAATGCGGAAGGAGCAGCGGGAAGTACAACCGGCGCAGAAAGTACCGCAGAACAGTCACAGGTGGAAACATTTGATGACTTGATCAAAGGCCGTTATAAACAGGACTTTGACGCTAAAGTACAGTCGATCATCAACAAGAGATTTAAGGGAGCACGTGAAGCTGAAGCGTCAATGAACAAGCTTTCACAGGGTATCTCGGCACTTGGTACATATTATGGACTTGATGCGGAAAGCCCTGATTTCCTTGACAGTCTTAATTCAAAGATTATGGATGATGAGAAACTCTACGAGAAGGAAGCATCGGAACGCGGAATGAACGTCGAAGACGTTAAGAGAATCCGCAGGATGGAGCAGGAAAACCGTGCACTGAAAATGCAGAACATGCGTGAGAAAGAGGAACGCCAGCGTGAGGAATTCTACCGTGGTGTAATCAATCAGGTGCCGGAAGTTCAGAAGATATATCCGCAGTTTGACGTCGATGCGGAAATGGCTAATGAGCAGTTTTTTAATTTGGTGCGTAACGGAGTAGGACTCCGCAACGCATACGAGGTCATTCACAGCAGTGAACTGCAGGCGGCCAGAGACGCGATCATCGCGCAGAAAGCACAGGAGCAGCTTAGCAATTCGGTGCGTGCCAACGGCATGAGACCGAATGAGGTTGAGCATAGTAATGCGTCTGACTTTGGCGGCCGCGATATCAAGAGTATGACCAGGTCAGAAATAAAGCAGATTATCAGAAGAGCCGAGAGAGGCGAGGTAGTTAAATTTACCTGATGTCCTCCGGCCGCAAAGGAGGAATTATGAACAGAGCAAGACAGTATGGTCTTCAACTCATGGCTGGAAACCTTAATACTAACGTTACAACAGCAGTGGCATCCGGCAATAACCTTGCCGCTGAATGTAAGGAATTTTATAATACTGAGCTTATAAGATTGGCAGAACCGAATCTGGTGTACGTTCAGTTTGCCAAGAAGATTGCGCTTCCTAAGGGAAACGGTAAGACAGTATCAATCAGACAGTTCGATCCATATGAGAAAGCAACCACACCGCTTGTGGAAGGTGTAACACCGGACGGTAACAAGATGAATGTCCGTGAGATATCGGCGACAATCAACCAGTACGGTGATTATACAAGCGTGTCAGATGTGCTTGAAATGGCAGCAGTTGACCCTGTAATCACAGAGGTTACGCAGGCACACGCAAGCCAGGCATCACAGACCCTTGATACGGTCTGTCGTAATGAGATTATGGCGGGCACCAATGTGGTGTATGCACCTAAGAGTGATGGAACGGCTATTACATCAAGAAACAATATCACAGATGACTGTAAGGTAACACCTGATGTGATTGCCAAGGTAGCCGCAATACTTAAGACAAATAACGCACCGAAGATAGACGGTTCATATGTCGGAATAGTGCACCCGCATGTATCATACGACATCCAGCGTAATCCGGAGTTCATTGACGTACATAAGTACGGAGAGAACGCAGAGATATTCGAGGGAGAAATCGGAAAACTCTATGGTGTAAGATTTGTTGAAACTTCAGAAGCTAAAATCTGGGAAGTCGGCAGTGATACAAAGGTACATGTGTATGGAAGTCTCTTTATCGGAGCTAACGCATATGCGACTGTCGATCCGGAGGGTGGCTCCATGGAGATTATCGTTAAGCAGAGAGGAAGCGGCGGTACCGCTGATCCACTTGAACAGAGAAGCACTGTAGGCTGGAAAGCAAGTACAGTCAATAAGATTCTTATACCTGAGTACATTGTCAGGGTAGAATCCGGCTCAGCACTCGGCAGTACAGCCGTGGCTAACTAACTAAAGGAGGCGTAATATGGCAGCAGTTAAGGCAGAGAAAGCCGAAGACGGAAAAGTAGAACTTATGGCAGAGAAAGCCGAAGACGGAAAAGTAGAACTTATGGTGCCGAGAGGCGGAAAGAATGAGCGTGATTATATTATAATCGGGCTCAATGGCTATAACTATAAGATTAAGCGTGGAGTACCTGTTATGGTGCCGCCCGGAGTCAAGGAGATCTATGAGAACTCTATTGACATGCAGAATGAAGCGGCAGACTATGACGAGCAGGTGTCTCAGACGTCATAATATTGTAGCTGGAGGGCGCAGATGATGCGCCCTTTTTTAATACAAGGAGGACAGAATGAAGGTCAATGAAGTTATAGAACTTGTGGATGAACTGAAACCTAATAATTATACTGCAGCACGTAAGATAGAGTGGCTTAACAGACTCGAAAGACAGATATATGAAAACATAATAATGACTCATGAACATGACGGAGTGAAAGAACTTGAGCCTTATACAGAAGAAAGTGAGGATGAACTTCTTGCACCGTCTCCGTATGACGAGCTGTACAGATGGTATCTTGAAAGCCAGATAGACATAAGCAATCAGGAGATTAATAAGTATAACAATTCAAGTGCGCTTTTTAATGAGGCATACGGAGATTACAGTAACTGGTACAACAGAAATCATATGCCGTTGCACCGGTGCAACGGATATAAATTCAGGAGGAGCGTATGAAGTTACCCACATTAAGCGCGGCAAGTCAGTCAAGAACAATGACCGATAAGTTCCTCGGCTATAATGCCAATATGCGCGGGAGCGATGGAGAATGGTCAGATCTTAACAATATGACATCAGATTATTATCCGCTTATTGCAACGAGGCATGACAGAGGTTATGTGACAGCATTGAAGGCTCTGGCAGGAATCACGGCTAAAGATGCACCAATATATGTTGACGGGACAAGCATATATGTTAATGGATACTGGATAGATATGAATCTTAGTACAAAACCGCAGGATTGTCCTAAACAGCTTGTATCAATGGGCGCATATCTGATCATATGGCCGGATAAAAAGTATATCAACACTAAGGATCTGACAGATTACGGTCCTATGGGGGCTGTATGGGAACTGGGTAACACAGTACAGTGCAGTTATACCATGTGCAAGGCAGACGGAAGTAGTGTGGACATAAAGACTGTCTCATCTAAGGAACCGTCAAAGCCGGCTAACGGAGATTACTGGATAGATACTTCACAGAAAAAGCACAGCCTGAAGGTGTGGAGTAATACCAGTGCCATGTGGATAAGCGTTGCAACGACATATATTAAAATCTCGGCACCGAATATAGGAAAGGTCTTCTCAGAAGGCGATGGAGTGACGATATCGGGATGTACCGAGTGCGCAGACCTTAACACAACACTTATAATACAGTCAAAATCAGATGACTCAATTATAGTTATAGGGCTGATTGACACGATAGGCAACCAGACAGGCGGATTAAAAGTCTCACGCAGTATTCCGGATATGGATTATATAACAGAGAGCAACAACAGGCTGTGGGGCTGTTATTACGGGATTAAGGACGGCAAAATGGTTAATGAGATATACGCGTCCAAGCTTGGCGATTTCAAGAATTTTAACTGTTTTGCCGGAACATCCACGGACAGTTATGCGGCGTCGCTCGGTACCGACGGAGTATTTACCGGAGCAGCATCATATCAGGGATATCCTACTTTTTTCAAAGAAAATTATATGCATAAGGTGTATGGTGCATATCCGGCACAGTACCAGATTACCAGCAGCGAATGTCGAGGTGTTGAACGTGGTTCATACAGGAGTCTGTGCATTATCAATGAGGTACTCTATTATAAAAGTGTATCGGGCATATGTGCATATGCCGGAGCACTGCCGCAGAGCATATCGGCCAAACTTGGCAATTTAGATATGCATGAAGCGGTTGCCGGAGGAACAGGGAATAAACTGTATATGGCCGGACATGATTCCAAAGGAGCATATTGCATGTATGTGTATGACACGAATCTTGGAATATGGCATCTGGAGAAAGGTGTCAATGCAATGATGTTTGCAAGTTATGACAACGCATTGTACTACATAGACGCGGACAGCAAGAAGATTGTTGCCGTTAATAACAGTGCAATTACAGAACGGGAAGGTAGCATAACGTGGGAAGCTGTGACATGCATATTCGGATATGACTATCCCGATCATAAATATCTGTCAAGATTTAATCTGAGAATGAAGCTGGAAGAGAACAGCAGGATGGAGATATTCTGTGAATATGATTCTTCCGGTAACTGGATTAAGCAGGGTGAGATATCAGGAAAGGGAATCGACACATTTACGGTACCGGTCATTCCAAGAAGATGTGATCATATGAGGATTAAATTCAAGGGAGAAGGACAGATATTTATCTATTCATTTACGAGAATACTTGAGGAAGGAAGTGATTGCAGATGATCAAAATGAATATATCTGCTCCGCCTATGTTGAATGGCAGCATAACTAATCAGGTATCGGCATTGTACACATATCTGTATTCAATGTCGGAGCAGCTTAATGTTGCCATTCAGTCAATTAATGATAATACCGTTGAAGTCACCGAAAGTATTTCCGAATCCGGGTACACGGGGAATAGTGCGGATAGAGTGACGGCATCGGGAGGAGAATATGAGAGTCTTAAAGCGCTCATAATCAAATCTGCCGATGAGGTCAACAATACAATAACCATTCTGGATAAACAGATCAGACAGGATGTAGATGATGTATATGAGACGAAGGATAACGTGGATGATAAGGTTATCGGAGCTATCAGTGATTTACAGACGATAATAGCATCAACATATGTGGCACAGTCGGAATTTGGCAGTTATGCAGAACAGCTCAACACACTTGAGGAATATACCAGAGAGGGAAGACAGGAGCTGTATGACTACAATTCAGCGCTCACAGCTGATATGGATAATCTTAAAACGACTTTTGAAAAATATATTGTCGAGACGTCAGGATATATCAAATACGGTATTGTGGAGTATGACGGAGCAGTTCCGCAGTTCGGAATAGCAGTCGGTCAGAATCTTACTACAGAGACAGTGACAGTGGACGGGGTTGATTATGACAGAATTATTGAAAAAGACTTCCGTGCGGTATTTACGGCAACTGCATTGAAGTTTTATATGAATTCAACTCTTGTAGCGTATATGAGCAACGAGCGGCTGCATATAGTAAGTGCTGAGGTGGATAACATATCCATATCTCAGAAGATGATGATAGGTGATGAATGGATACAGTATAAGAGTGCAGACGGATTTATCATAGAATATATCGGAGGATAAAAAATGGCAACAATAAGCGGAGGAGCATGTAACCATGCACACATAGATCTTATCGTAAGTGAGAGCAAGGTCAGTACATCGAATAATACTTCAACAGTGTCGTGGAAGCTTGTAGGGTATCTGGATGCGGCATCAAGCAGCTATTGGTACAGCAATAATTATCATACGATAAGTGTAAAAATCAATGGTGCTACAGTCTACAGCCTTGCAAATACAACAGCAAAGAGCATCAGCATAGGAACAAATCACACACAGTCATCACCATTAACGATAGCATCCGGTACTGCAGTGGTAGCTCACAACAGTGATGGCAGTAAATCATGTGCATGTTCTTTTAGCGTTGCATACAGATACAGCAGCAGTTACAGCTGGAGCGGCAGCGGAAGCATTACACTGACACATATAGCCAGAGCAGCGTCAATGAGTCTGTCGGCCACGAAAATTAATACAGGAAGCAGGCTGACAATCACGCTGAAAAATGCTAACAGTAAATATACGCATTCATTAAAGTGGATGATGCCTAACGGAAGTACGACCGGAGGTGTAATAACAACGCTTGCGGCAGGAGTGAAATCATATGTATGGACAATTCCTGTATCAATGGCAGGATACATGCCGTCATCAACATCGCTTACAGTTAAAGTGATTGTACAGACGTTAAGTGGTTCTACAATAATAGGTTCATATGCACAGAATATAACAGTCACACTTCCTGATTCTGTTAAGCCGGGGACTCCGACCGTATCAATAACTGCGGCATCAAATAATAGTGTCGTAAACGGATGGGGAGTGCTGGTTGCAGGATACAGCAAGGCAGTGTTTAAAATATCAGCAACACCGGGAACCGGAAGCAGTATTGTCTCATATGTGGTCAGTGCGGAAGGAAAGTCATACAGTGGAAAGTCACCGCTGACAACCGGTGTTATAAAAGGTACAAGCGTCAGCTATTCAGTAAGAGCTGTGGATAAAAGAGGACGTTCAACAACAAAGACGGGGACAATGTCGCTGTATTCGTACTCCATACCGGTGCTTGGCAGTGTTAATGTATACAGATGTACTTCTGATAAGACAGCGTCGGACAGCGGTACATGTATATTGCTTAAAGCATCGTTGACGTATAGTAGTTGCGGAGGAAAAAACGCAGGAAAGATTACATACAAAATTGAAAGCAATGGAAGCGTAGTCAAGTCCGGAACGCTCACAAGCGGTCAGGACAGCCTTGTAAGCGGCTTGTCGGCAACGAAATCATATAAGGTTACAATTATCCCTGCAGACTCGGTGAATACCGGAAATGGATTTATTAAGACAATATATTCACGAAAAGTTGCGATGTGTCTCAGAGCATCAGCCAAGGGAGGAGCCGCGTTCGGAAAGATGGCAGAATATGATGAGTGTCTTGATATAGGTTCATGGCAGTTAAGATGCGGTTCAATACTTCCGTCGGATGCCGGTAAGTTTAACATAGGAACGGGCGCCGTTCCTTTTGCGAATGTGCGGAGCAATAAGATGTATATATGCGATAACAGCATTGACTATGGATCCTGGCAGATATTTGAGAAAGGAACTAAGACTGTGGACGGCCAGTCTCGCCTTGTTCTCGGAAACGGAATAAAAACGGGCAATGCAGATAATGCATACGGAAGAATATTCATGTTTGGAAAAGGAACAGGATATACCCTGTTACAGCCTGGTAATAACTCGGATGAAAATGTTAATATAAATCTTCCGTCTACAGGAGGAACGCTTGCACTAAGATCGGAATTGTCAGCATATATTCCAAATACTGGAGGTTCTGTGAACGGCAGCATGTTTCATAAGAACGGAACTAATATATACTTCTATGATAAAGACGGAACAGCCAGAACGATGGTCGGGCTGGATTCATCAAATAATTATGCGATAGCAACCGGCCAGGTATCAAGCGGAGACATAATCATAGGCAATAATTCGAGCAGTCTGATAATAAGAGCTATGAGAAACGTGAGAGCATATCACGATATTGATTTTGGCTATTGGTCAGCGGCCACAGAGTATGGACTGCTGACTTTGTGGAAAGACGGTTCAAGACATTATGCCATGTCACGGCTTAGGGATGGACTCACACTCACGCTGGGATGGGCGGGAAGTGCCTCATACAAGACAGTAACAAGGTTAAGAGCACAGACTGTACAGTATCAGAACAGCTCAGGAACGACAACATTGTCTGACGAGCGTCTTAAGGATGAATGGAAGAATCTTGATGAGTATGAGAAGTTTTTCGATGCACTAGAACCTTGTTCGTTTGTGCTGAAAAACGGAACGAGCCACAGGCGCCATCTGGGATTTAAGGCAGGTCAGGTACTGGAAGCCTTAAAGGCAGCAGGACTTACATCACAGGATTTTGCCGGGTATGTCGAAAGTGTATATCATAATGATCCGGATTCGCCGGATGACAATAAATTGTATGATTCGCTTGGCATTAAAGACGGAGATATGGTGCGTGGACTGATATATACGGAATTTGTCAGTCTTTTGACCGGTATGCTCCAGAGGACAAGGGCAGATGTGGCAGAACTGAAAAAGAAAGTGGAGGAATTACATGAGAATTGAACAGATAGAACAGGCAGTGGCTTTTATAGACAGTCTCGCAGATAACAAGTATCCGGTTGACATGATTATGATCATTGAAGAAAACAGGGTAAATCTCAGAGGCATCTTAGATAAGGCTGAAAATGAGGTCAGGGCGATTACAGAAGAATACTGTAAAGATGGTGAGTACAAGGACGAGAAATCAATGTCCGCGGCACAGGAGAAGATGGCAGCAGTGCTTGAACGTGATGTTGAAGTGCCGTTAAGAGGTATTCCGGCCGACCTGATAAGAAAGTGCGATGAGCCGGGTTATACCAAGTTCAGCAGGAATATGCTTATGAATTTCAAGAAAATATTTGGATAATAAGGTCCCATGGGTTAGAAAATCCCATGGGATTTTTTCTATACTGAAATGAGAAAGAATAAGAAAAAAGGAGCGGAATCATGGCATCTATAAATAATAAAAACCAGAACACAAAACTTAAGACCGGAACCGGAACATCACTTAAGGGTGTGTCAAGTGCAACACAGACTAATCTTAAGAAGTACTCCGGACAGTATCAGGCATCATCCGCGGTAAATGCGGCTAAGGCATATCTTGATAAAACGATGAAAAATAAACCGGGAGCGTTCAAATCAAATTATACAAGCCAGATGAACAATCTGATGAGCCAGATAAATAACAGGGGACCGTTTAAGTACGACATCAATTCAGATATGTTGTATCAGCAGGCGAAGGACCAGTATACGGCGCTTGGAAAACAGGCAATGCAGGACACTGTGGGTCAAGCAGCAGCGCTGACAGGCGGGTATGGCAATTCATATGCAACGACAGCCGGAAGCCAGGCATATCAAAATTATCTGACTCAGCTTAATGACAATATCCCGGAATATTACCAGATGGCCAAGGGAACGTATGATGATGAAACCAATGCATTGTATAACAGATTCAACCTTGCACAGAACATGTATAACAATGATTACAGCCAGTACAGAGATAGAGTATCCGACTGGCAGACAGACAGAAGCTATGCGGCAGATCAGTATGATTCGGCGCGTAATCTTGATTACAACGATTGGACATCCCTGCGTAATTATTATCAGAATCAGGCGGCCGCGGAGAATTCGGATTACTGGGATACAACGAACCACAATTACCAGATTCAGAGAGATAAAGTCTCTGATGCGCAGTGGAATAAACAGTTCGATTATCAGAAACAGCGTGACAGTGTATCCGATGCGCAGTGGAACCAGCAGTTTAATTATCAGAAGCAGAGGGATAATGTTGCTGACGCTCAGTGGAATAAGGAATACAGCACTAAGGTATCATCTTCCGGAAGCTCTGGAAAAGCAAAATCATTGACAGATGAACAGTATAGCAAGATGGAAAGCTACGCAAGCAAAGGCGATTATGACGGACTGGATAATTATATCAACAATTATCTGGTTTCACAGGGCTATATCAGTGATGATGAAGGATATCAGATGTACAAGAGCTTTGTTTCTGCCAACGATTTTAAAAATAAAAATGCATGGCAGAACATTAAGAATAAGATAACAAGCGCATTAAGAATCAAACTGACAGGAAAATAGGAGATAAACAAATGGGAAGATATAGTGACAGATATAAGAAAGAAAAAGAGGAGGCTGTATCCGTTAATACGGAGCAGTCTTCTTCGGGCAATACCGGTAATATACAGGCGGCAGGAAGGTATCGTGAGAGATATGAACAGGAGAAGAAATATCAGAATGTGGCCGATACACTCAGTAAATATACGGATATGTATCAGAGCACGGCCGCAAAGGTAACAGATGGCGCATCAAAATACAATTCAAATGCCGGAAAGGAGTATATTAAGAGCCTTCCGCAGTACATATATGCTCAGCATGACCTTAATAAGCTCAAAAAAGAGGTAAATAAGAATAAGGATTTCTACGGGGAAGATATGGCTGATGCAGTTACACAGTATGCCAATGCGCTTGGAAGCGGATTCGGAGAAATGCGCCAGGCACAGCGTGAGACTGCCAATTACATGAAGAATTTCAAAGATGAATCAGATTATAATCTAAGCAGGAAATATGCCGGATTAAGCTATGATGATGCAATGGCCAAAATCAGTGAGATAGATAAGCAGATGCAGTCCGGTAGTGCATCCGGCATGAAGCAGTCAGAAGATAAGACATGGTTGGAAAATCATTATAACGTGTTCAAGGATGCCAATGATTTCAATATGTACCGCAAGTATGGAAGTGCCGGCTACGAGGATATTAAGAATAATATAGCTGAGCTTGAGAGTGCAGCGAAGTCATACGGTACATCCGACAGCAGTGAGAAGGAGAAAATAAACAGTTCGCTTGCGTGGTTAAAAAACAGAGCAAGCGAACTTAGAATAACACATGCGGCCGAAACAGGGTGGGATGATAAGTATGAGGAACTTAAATCAATTGAAGAGAAACTCAGTACTCCTGTTATGTACAGAAAAGGAACAATTGATTATTGGGATGGACTGGAAGAGCGTAGGGATGAACTGCTTAGCGAAATTAATAATGCAGATGATATCATTACTGATTATAGCAATAATGAAGGTAGAATGGCGAAGGAAGCCTATGATAAGTACATTGAAGATAATGCGAACAAGACTTTTATAGGTGCAATGGGCCAATCCGTGATGACGGGCGTGGCAAGTGTCAATTCAAGTCTCGGTGAGTTCACGGACAGTACGCTTGGTGAACTCTTCAGAAAGATTGAAAATTCCAAAGCAGGTCAGTACCTTGGAATAGATCTTCCGGGAGAAGAGATAGGAAAAACTAATGAGGATGCCAGAACAGCCGCGGAAGAACAGCAGGAGAAGATGGCTGTCAACAAGCTCAAATATAATAATTCTATGCAGCAGGCGGGGATTGATATTATGCAGGGTGTTGGGACATCAATACCTTCTCTTGTTATGTCGCTTGTTACGGCCGGAATGGGAGGAAGCGGAGCTGTGGCAGCATCTACAGCTTCAGTTGCCAGTGACACCAAAATAAGCCAAATGATATCAAATTACATTATGAATCTTGCAAAAGATCCGCAGTACTGGATGTCGTTTGCACAGATGGAAGGAGATACTTACGCATCCGCG